CTCATAAAGCGCGAGTAACCGCTGGCAGCTACTTCGGCATCGATACCGCTTTCTTCAAATGCTGCGCCGAGCCCGAGCGTTTTTTCGATAGATGGCTTTAACACGGCAGGTAACGCCCCTATGCGGGTGGCAAAATCGGTGATGTTCTGTTCGCTACTGCTACCATTAGCCCCCAGTTCGTTGAGGGCAGAGCCAATGGCGTTGAGGGCTTCGCCGTAGTTTTGATTGCGAGTTTCCTCGAAAAGGTTTTTGAGTTTTCCGACCTTGGTAGTAACTTCTTCTAATCCGCCTTGGAACGAGTCGCCCAGGGCAACGTATATCTTATCGATTTCTTCGGTGAACTCTTTGATTTGCTCTTTATCGTTAATGCCGAGGCGACCGCCTATTTGAGCGATATTGAGTAATTCTTGCTTGGGGGTGCGGGTATTGAGCTCATCGAACTCGTTCCACAGCTCGCGTACCTGCTCGGAGGCGAGCCCTGTGGTTTTCTCTACGCCTGTCATTAGGTCGGATATTTTGAGGAGTTCGTCCACCGATTCGCGGGCTTTGCCAACAAAAGAGGAAAAGAAGCCCGTGATAAGGTTGCCAGTGAATACCCCGCGCACGATGTCGCCAAAACGTGAAGTGCTGGTAGCCGTTTGGGTGATAGCTCCATTCACTTGGTTTATTTCATCACGTACACGGTTGAAGTGCGCTTGAGCCTCACGCAATTGCGCTGCGCGCTGTTGGAACTCTTCAGTACCAGGAGTGAGGTTGCGGAGTTCACGAGAGAGCGTACGCACTTCGCGGTTTAAGGCGGTAAAAGTATTCTCTACCTCCTTACCGTTGATACGTATCGTAAGTTGTGATGTAGTGTTGTTGCTTGCCATTTTAATTCACTATTGTTTGTTGTCCGTTAGGGTTTTTATCAAGGGTAGTGAGGTTGATATTCGGAAAATTGCCGTATAGGGTGCTGTCCCAGTTGTTCCAATCGCGGATACGCTCGAAGACTTCGAGGGTGCGCAATCTCTTAACAGGCATACGGGTGGAGAGAATGGTGTACGCCTCGCGTTTATCGGATCCGGAGCCGGATAGGTTTTTGCCCCCTGGTATGCCTGCCCCGAGCAGACAAGGGTCTACCCCCATAGGAAAGAGTATTTCGGAATTGCCGGCACTGGCATCGGGCAGGAAGTTGCCGTCCTTAATCTTGTCGTCGATAGGGATTACCTCAATACCTTTGATAAGGTTGTTATTGCTATCGCGAAAGAATGGTGACACAAAGGAACGCCCTGCTGCTTTGTTACCGCTCATATGATCGTCGATTGCCTTAATGGTTTCTTGGCGGGCGGCTTCGCGTTTTTCTTGTGGCATTTCCTGCCATTCCTCGCGCCCGAACTTGTGAAGGAAGAAATCATCGGCGATGTATATCACGTACTTTAGGTTCAATTGGTTTTCAAACATATACTTTTTGAACGCAGGCACGGAAAGCACTACATCTACCCAACCGTTGTAGAATGAACTATGCCATTTTACTTTGGGGTAATTCTTCTCGGTAGTGAGTGGGCGCATTACGGGCACGATAAACTTTTCGATTTTCTTCTCCTTACAATAGGCTTTGAGGGTTGCGACATTGTGAATATCGGAGAAAAAGGGCACTTCTACGGTTAGCTCCTCGTTGAGGGTGTCGCCCCAAGTGGTATTGATATAGACTTTATCGACAAAGCCTTTTTTGTTGGGCACTCCTAAGCGACAGTGCGGGGCTTGCTGGCGTTTTACGGATACAATCTTCTCAAAATTGGGAGCGAGTAGATACTCGACAAAGGCAATGCCGTATGTTTCAAAATCTTCGATGATTTCTGCCATTGTTACATCCCAACGGCAAATTTTGAAGAAGCTATCAATCTCGGGGAAAGCCGAGCGGAGGCGTTCGCGTGTGGTTACGCCCTCTTCGGTTTCTACATCTTGGTAGAGGCGGAAGCCTAAGCCGTAATGGGCGGAGATGAGCACCTCCAAGCCCCCAATAGCCGCCCCCGTTTTGTTGAGTTTCTTGGTGAACTCTTGCGGGTATAGGTTATTGTCGCCCCAAGCGGCATACTTATCGGTGTCGCTTGAATCTTTTTGGGTTTTTGGGGTGGAGAGGCTTTGCTTATCAGAGCCAAAGAGTACAGCAGCTTTAGGGGAATTGCCTTTTGAGGGCGAATTGCCATTCGCCCCTACGGTAAAAACGTAAATGTCTTTGTCGATTTGTTTCATTATTTCCATTTTTCACTTTGGTAAGTGTAGCCAAAGTCGTTAATAATAATTGATACCATTTGTAGCACATTCATTTGATTGCCTGCGCGTTTGGTTACTTCAATATACTCGCTATCGTTCCAATCGATATTGTAACAGAAGCCGTCGCGTAGCAGATAGATAGATGGATATATACACGTTTTCCACACATCTAATGAAAGGATACGGTTAGCAGCTTCTTTACTGAAAAAGATACTCCCTTGATATTCTTCATTAGCTGTTCTTTTCATTATATTTTCAGTAGGTTTGTATCCTTCAGGGAAAAACTTTGTAAAATAGTATACAGGTTTTCCGTAGTTATCGGATAAATCTTTTTTGGTTACTATATTCATTTGGCGTTTTGCTAATTAGTAGATTACTTCTTTTCCATTGAAAGCGATGATAAAGAGGATACAAATTTTCTTTATAGTGCCGTCGCTGAGTTTGAGATTGCGGGTTTTGTTTTGCCAGTGATTGGGGTTCTTTTCAAAATCTTGCTTGTTGCGGGGTTGCTGCATAAGGGTTGCGCCGGTGTAAGTACAGAGTTTGCCGCCAAAGCTGTTTTGCTTGTTGTAGGTGCGTACGGTTATGGTGAAAGGAATGGGCTTTTTGCGTTCGTCGAGTTTTCTCATTTCAGCCAGTACGTCCTTTAAAAATACTTTGTTCATAGGTGTTTGTGATTTATTTGGCAAAAGTAATAGGTAGGGATTTATTGGGAAAGGACAGGCTTTTTTATCATTATAAAATTGTTAAGTGCTTGATATTGAATAGGTGAAGCAGGCAAGGGTGCGGGCGTATGCTCACTGAAAGGCGACGAAGCCCATCGCAGCCTTAGTGATTTTTACAATTTGAATTTAAGAAAATGGGGGATATATGGAACAGGTAAGAGGTAAGAAGTAAAAGGTAAGAAAAAAGGGGCGCACTCGGTGATGAGTGTGCCCCTAAGGTTGTTAAACAATAACAGTAACAATGGTTACTGTGTAATGGTACTGGCTGCCTTACGGATACGTTCGGCGATGTCGTATAAGGCTCCTTGTAATTGTTCTTTTTCAGCAGGGGTAAACTCCCCTACACCTCCGTTGCCATCGCGCCCGTGTAATTTATTATACATCCACGAAGATGATTTGCCAAAATATTCTTGTGATAATCTTCCCCAAGAAACATCTACAATGATATCCTCTAATTGTTGCATCATTGTGAGTTTTGTTTGTTTTGCTACTATTTCCATTGTATTGTGTTTTTTAGCCCCCTAAAAAAGGGGGCTTAGTTTAACCATAAATTAACCTATCAAACAATTCCCTTACATAAGCTAATAAGTTTCTTGCTCCATTAGGGTAAGCTCTTTTGTAATTTCTAATAGCTTGGATAAGTTCCCATTCTAATTCTGTGAGTTCTTGACTCGTTGTTAATTCTTCTTCCATTTTTACTGTTTTTGTTTAACACTGCAAAGATACTATGATTTTTCATAGTATGCAAATATTTTAGCAACTTTTTTTATTTTTTTTCTCATATATTGTGCGGTTTATACAAAAAAAGCGCACCCACTATTGTGGGCGCGCTTTCTAACTAAAAACCATCCCAGATGAAGAAGTTTTAATTATAAACCAACTAACTATGATTATTATGTGTAAAACGAATATTAGGGCAAAAGTAGGGTGTTTGGAGGTGTTGTGAAAGGACTTTTTTAGGTAAGAGATAAGAGGTAAGAGCTAACGGGAGGCGTTGTGCTGTAAGGGTTTGCGGGGTATTGGTTCAATGTTGCCAGTATGTTGGTTCGAATAGTGCTGTAGGTAGGCGGTAAGTGATAAGGGGTAAGGTGTGAGGGTATAAAAAAGATAAAAGACTGTTTGTTAGTCTTTTATCTTTTGTTTTTAGCGTGGGACACTTTTGGAAGTTTTTTTTTGAAAAATTGTCAAATTATACGGTGGTGATGATAAAGCTATCGTGGTAGGTGTTATCGAGCAGGTAGGCGTATTTCCACCATAGGAGGTAGTCGAAGCAGTCGGAGAGGTGGGTGGCGTGCTCCTGGGGTATGGTGGTGGAGCGTTCACTGCTCTTGTCCTTCTCAAAGGCATCTTCTTTCTGCTTGACGGCAGCGTTTTCCATAGAGACGATGAGGTTGGGGCAATTGTCCTCGTTGAGGCGGACAAAGGGTAGAGAGCGGTTGTTTTCCTCTAATATTTCGTTGATAAGGCGGAATTTGAGGATATGGCTTGGGTTATTGGTGTTGGGGGTGCGATTGAACACCTGCCAGCCTGCTGTGCGCAACATATCCTCTACATCTTGTGCCAGGGTGGTTTTGCTGTTTGCCTCGCTCTTGAAGCCCGAACGGTCGTGGTATAGGTATATTTTATTGCAGGTAGCGCGGTGAGGCTCGTAGTAGTCGATGATTTTCTTTATCAAATCTGACAATTTAAGGGGGTTTTTGACAAAGAAGTCTTTCAGTATTGTTATAGTGTTGGCGACCTTACTTTCTTGGGCGACAATACCGCAATTGATGCGCCCTCCAAAGTCGAGAGAGAGTTCGAGAGCTACACCGCTTACTAAATCATTATCATAGGTGCAAGAGGGTGTGAAACTCTGCGAGAAGTCTTGCAGGGCGGTGGTGTTGTACTGGTACTTGTAGTAATGTTTATCGGATAACAATTTAGCATAGAAGCCGTCAGCAACCTTACCAGGGCGGATGTTCATTATTTCGGCGTTGAAGAGGAGGTCAGACACGCGTTGTTCGTACATCTCTTGTATCCACCCTGGTTTGAGGTTTTCTTGGTTTATGTGGGCGTTAGCTTTGATAAAGAGGTGCTCGGTAGGCTTTTGTTTGGCGAGTTTCTCGCGGGCGGTGAACCATTCCCCCGTTTTAGTAAGAGCAACCGACGAGGTGAAGATAGTAGCATTTAGCAGGCTTGCTTTGTTAAACTCTATCTTCTTGGCGCGGTTGGTTGTCAGTACGTTGTTGAAAAGTCTATCGTGTTCTAACAGTGCCGCTTCGTCGCCAATAACGATGTAAGAGTTTAATCCGCGCCCGCTATTAGGGTCATCGAGAGATACAAGCACCAATATAAAGCCATTAGAGAAGTGCACCACGTTGCTCCACGAGTTGGGGGCTTGAAAAGGCATCTCGAAGCCGAGAGCCTTGCCGTTACGCCCTACTACATAATCTACATCTTCGTAAAAGCCGAACATCTCCAAACCCTCTTTGGTAGAGGGGAAAGTACGGCTTTTTATCTGCACAAAAGTAGCCCCTACCAGTACGCCCGTAGCACGTGGCATTTGCTTTACTGCTTCCTTCACAAACCAGCCGAGTATGGTACTCTTACCCGTACCACGCCCCGCCTCTATACAGATGTGTTTTACACCTGCATAGCGGTTGGCAGATACAGCTGTCATCTGCATAGCGTTGAGGAGGATTTGTTTAACTGGTTTAATCAGAGGTTTCATCGTCGGGGTCATCGGTAATATCTTCGTAGTCGGTATCGGTAGCGGGCAAGTCGTTGAAGTCTACTACCCCTGAAGCGAGGGCAGCGCGTAGCATCTTGGCGCTCTTACGGCTCATCTTGATATGGTACTCATTAGCGGTAATCTTTTCAAAATTGATTTCTTTTTCTTCCTTATCGAAGTTGAAGAGGCGAGCATAAGAATCTAACGCCTTTCGCGCTTGTTCTAAATCTCTATCTTTCAAAGCCATTTGGTAGAGTTGCCAATAGCTATCCGCTAATATAGCCCGCTCGGCGTTGATATCTGATTTATCGAGTTCTCCAAATATTTGCATTGCCCACGAGTAATCGCGGTAGGCGGTGGCTTGGCTTACGCCCATTTCGCGAATGTGTATCTGTATGGCTTGGTGCTTAGAGTACTTGTTGGACAGTCGCAAGCCGTGTATATGGCGCAAACGCGTTTTAACTGCCTCTTCGGCAGGTAACAGCTGAAAATTCTCATCTATATACGAGGCGGATATACGCTGATAAAGGCTGTCTTTGCTGAATTTAGTAAGTTCCATTTTAGGAGTTGGGGTTAGAAATAGAGTCCGCTTTTCATTTTTTCTACTTGTTGGGCAGCTACTGAGGGTACATAGCAAGCCACCGCTTCTTTTTCGAGCAGTTGCTTGAGTTGGGCAAGTTCGTGACGAGCGAGTTGTTGCAAACGTTTGGCAAGGGTGTAGAGCTCAGAGCCGTTGAGTATTTTGCTCTTTTGCCAAGGTAGTTCCTCCCACTGTTGCACAATAGCGGTAGCCGTGAATGAGAAGCTATGCATTTGAGCAGCTTCGGCAACAGTAAAAAAAACGACGGTACGCTGTAGTTTTTCCCATATAGCAGGATAAGTATGCAAATCATCGGGGGTGCAGGTGCTGACTTGTGGTGCGATAATGCTTTCCCACATCCATTGCATTAGTGGCTGTAGTTTAGTGAAAACCTCCCACGAGTTATTGAGGCTGTAATACTTCTCAAACTCATTCACACTACTGATAACACCGCTTGCGCGTTGTAGCTTACCTTCTGTAATAAGCAACTCTATACAATCGTTGAGAGCGCGGTCGCCCATCGCAATAGACGAGAGTCCTAAGTCGCGTAAATCCCACCAAGGCGATTTCTCCATCTTATCATCGGTGTAGTAGTTGCCACCCGTGTTGG